CATGGCGAAAGGAGGCTCAGGCTCAAACGCATAGGCCCCCATGAAGTAAAGCCGCCTCGGTGGCGTTGGCCCAAGATCGATTGAGCTGTGAAAGAACGTCCAATAAAGGTTGTCGGCTTTAACGAAGACCGGCGGCGTCCCGCCTCGGACCTTGCCCTTGCTCCAGCGAAAGCCTTTGCCAGTGAAGGCGCGGATCTGATTGCCCTCAAACCGGACAACAATGTGCGGGCAAGCATCGTAAACCATGTAAAACAGCCCGTCCTGCCCAACGAACCAGAGCCAATTCTTTTCATGCCCGGTGTTCTCGCGAATGGTTTTGCCGTTGCTGCCAAAGATCGGGTGGCAGATGCCGGACGCCTGCAGCAAGTTGTTAACTCGTGTCAGGCCCTGATGGACCCAGAATCCACGGGTGAAAAAGTTGGAGTAGGACACCCAAAGCTGCCCGCCAATGTTCATCGCGCGCGGATCTTCCCAATGCTCATCCTGGCGGGTGGATGGCACTTTGAGCGGGAGCTCGGTCACGACCTCATTGCGCTCGTTTAGCCGCCAGAAGGTGATGTCGTTCTTGGCGGGAGTAAACGCGCACCGGCGGCGGCGGGTGACCAGCCAGCGCCTATTCTGCCAGTCGACTAGCCCAGGATTGAAGTACTCAACCTTGTAACGCTTCGGGAACTTGTAGAAGCCAGCCTGCCAGGGCGTCTGCTCGAGGATCGATGGCGTGCGCGTGTCTAGCTTGTTGTGAATCACGAGAGCGAAAGATGGGCGTGCATGCAGACGAACATTTGAATCGGGGGCTTGCCGTCAGGCTGGGCGAAGCGCTGAGCCATCAGGAATAGCGTGGCATCCCCTCTGTAGGTTGGCCCGCCCACAACCTCAGACGGGGCCTCCCAGCCAAGGATCGAGACGACGTAAGGAGGATAGATCGCCATCTTGGACGCCTTCCGTTTCCAGGCGAAGCTCTTGGACATGACCCGATCCAGCGGACCGCCCTTCTGCGACCCGCAAATCAGCGAGTGCGGCGTGAATAACTGCATGATGCCCGCGCGATTTTCAGCGCGCGCGGCTACCTCAAAGGACCCTAGCCATTGCTGAGTCAGCGTGTTGAGGACGTTCTCGGGTATGTCAGACCAGACCTTTTCGGTTGCTTCCATTATTTCTTTCCGTTGGCGGCGGGGCGGGCAGCCTTGGCTTTCGCCTCAGCGTTCTTGCGGGTGATGTCGGCGGCAGTGCTGGCGTCGTCCAGAAGAATGGTGGCGCGGTGGCGTTGCGCGGCCATGGCGGTATCGACCGCCTGGCGGTGCTGGGCCATGGCGAGATCCACGTCCTGCTTGTGGGCTTTGAGGACCATGCCGCCTTGAAGCTTGGACATATCTACCTGGTGCTTGGCGGCGACCTTAGCCATGCCAACCTGCGTCTCGCCATCCATCCCGCCAGCCATCTGCGCCAGCTGGGCCTGCTGGGCCTGCTGCTCTTGCTGCTGCTGGGCGAGGTGTTCCTTGATGCTGTCTGAGGCTGCGCCCAGCTCTTTCAGCTTCGCGCCCATCTCTTTGACGGCGTCGGCGCGCGTCTTGTCCTGCTCCATGCGGGAAAGGTGGTGCGCCACTGCGGGAATGATGATGTCCAGGAAAGCTGCCGCCTCGGCGGGATCGCCGCCTTGCTGGACCGATTGAGCAGCCGACTCGCCCGCCTGCAGGAACACTCCCGCAAAGATCAGCGGGTTCTGCGTCGGGACTGGGACCGGAGGAATTCCGATCTTCATGGCGGCGACCTGCAGCGTTGCCTCGGCCTGCTGAGCCGCAGCGGAAACGTCTTCGGTTGGGTCGGGGAAGAACTCAGCGACCTTGGTCTGGCCGGCTCGAGAAGCGATCACCTGCTTGATCAGGTTGGTGCGGCCGGACTCAGGGAGCATCGGGACCAGCCCCAGGAGGAACTCGAGCGCTTGCTGGCGCAGGAAGGAAGAGCCCTGGCCTACGACTCGCGTTGCCTTGACCGACTGGATCGCGCTCAAGCATTTCAGTGGGACCCCGCGCCGCTTGCAGCGATCCCGGAAATCGAGCGCTTCCTTCCCGCCGCGCACTGCCGCAGTCAGGTTTGGGTTGGTGGCGCGCCGATACTTCTCAGCGTAAACCCAATCGTATTGCTCGTAGATTCGGTTGAGCTGTGTCTTGCCCATCTTGGCCTGCTCGCTGGCCTCGTAATCGATCTGGCGCGCGGTGACAGGATTGCCGCCTTGCTTCTGCGCTGCCCCGCTGCGGAACTGGGAGAGGTTGGAGGAGACCAGCTGCTGCACCTCGCGACTCATCGCGATGCCGTCCTGCAAGAACGGCTGCATGTGCTGCTGAATCATCTCCAGGCCGGACGGGATGATGGCATAGCGCCCTACCTGGGCGATCGACATGCGCTCGCGCTCACTGGCCGTCGTTGGCCGGAAGTGGAGCTTAGGGGCCATGGCGTCGTCAGCGTTGCGGCAGAAAAGCCGGTTCATGTATTCCAGCGGGGAGAACATCTCAACACCCAAGCCGGTCACTGAATGGTGATACCCGTTGACGTCGTGCCCCCAGTACATCGGGTGCATGACTTGGCTCCAGGATTCATATTTGCGGACCTTGCGGAACAGGAACGGGATCGAGCCGCTCTCGCCTGTGCCTTTGGACTCGAGTCCGTCCAGGTCAACGATGCACTCCGTAATCCGGCCGCTCTCCTCGTTCCCTTCGGGGAATTCGCGAAAGTAGAAGTGGGCGGCGCGGATGACCTTCGACTGGTCGGTGTAGAAAAGGGTCCCGTTCTTGAGCAAGTCCTGATGCCAGCTCCAATTCTGATACATGACTCCCGTGCGGGTGAGCGGGTGCGCGCCCATGATCGCTTGACGGGTGGCGGGAACATCCCAGCCGCTTTTGCGCGCGATCTCAGGATTCATGATGTGCTGGAAAAGCTTATCGGGGGAGTATTCGACAATGAGCGCCGCCCATTCCCAGCGGTTGGTATTGCTCTTAGCCCACTCAGGAACGAGCAGGGCCCGGGCCTCGAATGACCACGGACGCCAGTCCAAACTATCCTCGAAGATCATCGGCCCGCAGCCGTAGAGAACACACTGCCCCTGGCTTTGCTGGACGGTGGAATCCCAGTCAGGATCTCCGCGCTGCAGCCGGTCGAACTCCTCGGTGGTAGTGCGGCCCCACTCAGATACTTGCTCAGGCGACGCCGAGGTATATGGATCATCACCCCGGATCTCTTCCAGGATCTTGGCCTCATCCAGGACCACGGTCGCGAACGTCTGAGCCTCTGAAATGACGTCATAAAGCATGTCCTTGGCTTGGCCCAGGAAGTACTTCGACATCCGCCAGTTGACGTTGCACTCATCACCACGCCCGGCAGCAACAAGCTTCTCGTGGCTGTAAGGCGGGTTGCCGTCGACCAAGCCCTTGATCCGCGCGCGCTTCCAATCGCGTGTCGTCATGTCATACCGGATCGCTCGCGTGACCATGTCCCTCACCTGCCAAGCGTTCTCCATCCGGCTCTCTGGCACTTCGCCGGTGATGGGATCGAGCGTTAGGAGACCCTCGTAGAGGTTTTGATAGCTGGTTGAAGGCATGATTAACGAAGCGCCGACCAGCGCCCGATTGGGCAGCGCTCAGTGGCGAGGTAGAGCTTGACCGTTGAGCAGCCACACTTGCCGCATTTGGTCAGGCCAATAGACTTGAACGTCGTGAAATGGGGGCATCTCGGCGAAACGTCGTCGCCAGTGCATTGAAGGTGTCGCGCCTTGAACTGGTCCCAAGTGACCAGCGGGAGGCCTGAAAGTATCCAGCGGGCGAGCGCTGCACCGAATTGCGCGGCGACCTGCAGCCAGTTGGGCGCGGTCTCGATCGGCTCATCCGGGACCTCGACGCATCCCCTTGGCGTGGCGATGCAAAATTGGCGATCGAAGACAGCGTCCCAGTCGTAAGGAATCGGCAGCCCTCGCTTGATTCGCTCCTGTGTCGCGAGGTTCTTGCACCAGACCCAATAGGGATGGGAGATAGTGAACCCCGCATCAGCGTCGATATACCGGCACAGTCCTCCCGGGGGGACAGCACCTCGGCCATAGGGACGCATCATTGGCTGCACGTTAACGCTAACGGCATTGCTGGTCAACGCGTTGTGTCAAGACCCAATGTTGACTTAAACAGCCGTTGGACCGACTCTCCGTTAACGTTAACCTGATTCTATGGCGTCAACTCTTCCAACCCCACTCGAGTGCTGCCAGACCTGCAGCGATCCGCAAGAGGTCAACGTGCCAGGTGTGGCGGGCAATGATGGCGCTCCTGGGGCGGATGGGACGAACGGCCTGAACTGCTTCACTACACTTGTGGGCGGGGAGACCATTCCCACTTTCGGGAATTCAGAGACGATCGAGCTGACGGCCCCGCCGGGCTCGCTTTGGATGGCGGCGACCCAGGTCGTTTACATCCAAGCCCTTGGCTACTTCCAGGTTGTCAGCACACCGTCTGATACTTCGGTGGAGCTGCTCAACCTCGGCTACGCCGGGAACAACGCAGGCGGGGGAGCGTTCACTGCCGGGCTGCATATCCAGCCAGGCGGGTTGCAGGGTGCGCCCGGGGCTAGTCCTGCCGATGCGCTCCTAAAGGCGAACAACCTGAATGATGTTGCCGACGCTGTAGCGTCTCGCGCCAACCTTGGCCTCAAGTCAGCGGCGCTGATCGACACAGGAATCACAACCGGGAAGCTCCCGCTCGTAGTTGCGCCCGGGCTGACAGCTGGGCAGGCAGTCTTTGCAGCTGCGGCGGGCATCGAGTCCAAGTCGGCCGTCCTCGCCCAGGCCGCGCTCGGACTTGGGTCCATGTCGACCCAGGCCTCGAATGCGGTGGTTATCACTGCCGGGGCGATCAGCGGCGTGACCATTACCGGCATTACCGACCTTGCGGTTGCAGACGGCGGGACCGGGGCGAGCTCAGCCGCTGCGGCGCGCGTGAATCTCGGCGTCGGCCTCCTGGCGATCGCGACGAAGATCGCGAACTACGCAGCTCTAATCACTGACAGCGTGATCCTTGTCGACGCAACGGCCCTGGCGATCACCGTAGTGCTGCCGCTGGCTGCCTCCTCTACCGGACTCGTGATCACCGTCAAGAAGCTCGACGTCACCGTCAACACAGTGACCGTCCAGGGCAACACCGGCGAGCTGATCGACGGGGCGAATACTCAAGTAATCAGTGCGCAGTGGGCCTCCCTCTCCATGGTCTGTAATGGGACAAGCTGGTTCATCATCTAATGGCTATCGCGATCAAAAATGCTCTGATCGACGGCCAGCTCAGCTTTGAGAAGGGGGTCGACACTTACCCCTCGCCAGCTCGAGTGCCCCGCAACCAGTCATGCCTCCTGGTCAACAACACAACCCGCAGCGACTTCGTTGGCCCGCGCCCAGGCTGGCGGCAGATCCCACTCACCTTTGCGGACACCGCAGACGAAACGGCTGAGCAGATCCAAGCCGCATTTGAAGACGGCTACTACCAGGGCGTCACGGGCTACATCCCAGACAGTGGGCCTTCACACATGGTCTGGTCGATCAGCGGGCAGCTCTTCCGTACTCAGCTGGCGGGCAATACGCAAAAGATCGTGCTCCCGCCGGGCATCACTGGCCCGACCAACCGGCCTCGAGTCTGGTTCTGCCAGGGCGAGATCTTCCTGGTGATCCAGGACGGGCAGAGCAGGCCGCTGTTCTATTGGGGTGGTGGCATCCGGCAGTCTGACGTTGCTGGCACCGGCGGCACTGACCCTGACGGAAAACCCATGACCGAGATCCCAGTTGGGACGTGCATGGCTTACAGCGGGGGGCGGCTCTGGGTCACTTTGCCTGACGGGCGCTCGTTCATTGCTGGCGATGGTGTTTACGGACCCACAGGCACCGCAGCCTTCCAACAGCGTGACGCGATCCTGCGGACGACGGAGAACAACTATTTATCCGGCGGGTTTCCGTTTGCGGTCCCGTCGAACATGGGCCCGATCACCGCCATGGTCCCGCTGGCCAACCTGGACACCAGCCTCGGCCAGGGTCCCCTGCAAATCTTTACGCACAGCGGGAGCTTTTCGGTTCAAGCCCCATTCGACCGCGCGCTCTGGGCGGTTATGACTGACCCGATCAAGACCGTCTCGCTCCTGGACAATGGGGCGCTCTCCGACAATGGGGTCACGCTCGTCAACGGGGACGCGTGGTACAGGGCTCTGGACGGCGTTCGCTCGTTCATGATTGCCCGGCGCGACTTCGGGACCTGGGGGAACAAGCCCATGTCCAGCGAGGTGACCAGGCACTTGAAGGATGACGACCAGGCGCTGCTGAGTCATTGCAGCTCGGCGCTCTGTGACAACCGGCTGCTGGTGACTTGCTCCCCGGAGCGGAATCAAGAGCATGGCATTCTTCATCGTGGCCTTGTGGTCCTGGACTTCCTGCCGCTTTCATCGCTGCAGTCTGCGGAATCGCCAAGCTGGGAGGGGCTCTGGATTGGTTTTGACATCCTCAAGGTGTTCAACGTCCCAAGCCAGGGCATCTCGCACACCTATGCGGCGGTCCTGGCACCTGAGGACGAGAACGGGATGCGCAAGATCCAGCTCTGGGAGCTGACGCAGACTCTGGGCAAGGATGTGGACGAGAACAATGCGTCCCGCCGGATCGCGCGCGCCATTGAAACGCCCCGATTCGACTTCTCCAACAAGCTCGAGCAAAAGCTGCTGGAGGCCTGCGAGGTCTGGTGCAGCGACGTGCGCGGGACGGTTGATTTTACACTGCTCTACCGGCCGGATGATTACCCCTGCTTTCTCCCGTGGAAGCACTGGCAAGTCTGCGCGAAGATCGAGCGCTGCGCCACTGATGCGATTGACGGCTGCCTGACGGGGTTGAACCTCAAGCCTCAGTATCGCGTGCGGATAAGCGGCCAGCGCCCGCCTGATGCAGTGATCATGGGCCAGCCTTCCCGCCTGGGCTGCGGCTTTCAGATCCGGCTCGAGATCCTTGGCGATTGTGACGTGACCGCAATCCGGCTGCTGTGCAACCGGCTCACTGAATCTGTCTTCGGGACCGGCCTGCCCGGGGAAGCGACCTGTGAAGAGATCGTCTGTTGCGGGGGCAGCCCGCTAACGCCAGTAGAACCGCCGCTCGCTGGACTCCTCACCGAGGGCGGAACGTGGATCACAACGGAGAGCGGAGTGGTAATCCAAGCTCAGAACCAGCCATGAAGAAGATTCTTTTCCTGTTAGTTCTCAAGATTGTGCTCCGCGCCGCGCCAATGCTGGCTGCGGATAACGGCATTAAGATCGGCGTCTTGCCACTGACGACCAACGCAAACAACACCGGCTATATCCCAATCGTCCAGCCTTACCCAGGGCGCACAACCAACGACACCTTTCGCATCTCGGTGACGAATCTGTTCAGGGGCCGGATGGGCCCGACAGTCAGCACTGATGCTGGCTATGTTCCATATTGGGACGGAGAGGACTTTCTAACGTCCCCTTGGCGCTTTGTCTCAACGAACCATCTCGGGTTTGGGACCGACACCAACCTGTTTTTCTACGCCGACAACATCGACGACGGCAACCTCGGCATTGGCTTTGGCGCGTTGCATCAAATTGACCTGAGCCTATTCGCATCAGGCAATACCACAATAGGCGCTGAGGCTGGGGAGCGCATAACCAGCGGCAGTAACAATTCAGTCCTGGGGCAGCGGGCAGGGTGGAATATCACTGGCGGGAATCAAAACGTCCTCATCGGCTCGGGTGCGGCCCCAGTTCTCTCTAATGGTGACGGCAACACTGGCATTGGGACGTCGACTCTATTCGCCCTGCAAACTGGCGTCAACAACACTGCCATTGGCATTGGCACGTTCTCGCACGTCCTTGGCAACTACAACACTGGCATTGGCGGCAATACAGGCAACGCCGTCCTGCCAACAGCAAACGGCGGAATCACAAACGGAATCGGCAATACCTTTTTGGGTTACAGCGCAACCAGCGCCCGCAACATCACGAATGGAATGGCCCTCGGGGCTTACGCAGTCGTGACAAACTCCAACGAGATTGTTATCGGCAATGCGACCAACACGCTGATTTTCCTTCCGACGCCGGTCATCCCACTGCACACCCCAGCGAGCAGCGCAGAGACGAACTACGCCGGGGCGGTCACTTGGGACGCTGATTACATCTACGTCTGGACTTCCTCCACCGTGAACAAACGCGCCGCCCTGTTGCCTTGGTAATATGCCCATCCCCATTGTCCTACTCCCCGGAACACTGCCGTCGAATTACTGCTACCCTGAGAACCCGCAGGAGTACAATGTCGACCTGTTCACGCGCGCCTCTGGGACGCTAGAGGTTGGCTTCACCGGGCTGATCATCCGGCCGGACGAACCGACCGCCGATCAGCGCGGCTATGCCTGGCTGCACTCAATCTCAAACAAGATCTACCTCTACCAGGACGGCTACTGGTCGCGCGCGCACGAGATCGTCCCGGGCACCAAGCGGGAATGGGTCTACTACGGGCTTGAGAGCGAGGTTGAAACTCTGGACGGCGGCACGCCTGGGGCGCTCGGCGCGCTGAGCGGGCCGATTTGGGAGGTTGACCACGACATTGACGGCAAGTTCCTCATCGGACCTGGCAGCATTCCCACGAGCAGCCCGGCGGCGACGGTTGACGTAGGGGCCAGCATCGATTCCAACGGAATGTCTGGCGCGTACAGCATCACGCTGACCGAAGCGCAGGGCGCGTCTGGAACGCACACGCACGCTTTCGGCATCTCCGAGCTCGGCGGCGACTCTGTCTTCCTGAGTAAGATTGCCACGCCGGTCACTGTGCCCAGCTATCACGGTTACTTCGTCGCCGGGGATGATCCCCTCGAGCTGCCAGAGACGACGGCTGACCTGTTCACACTGCCTTCCGGCTCAGGCGGGACCGGCACAACGACTGTTGCCCACAGCAACATGCCGCCTTTCATCGGCCGCTTCCTGCTTCGGCGCACCATTCGCACTCACGTTTTTCCTCCCAATTGATATGCGGCAAAACCTTATCGAATTCAAAGGGACGTCCAATTGGCCCCAGGTGCTCAACATGGAGGCGTCTGACCCTCGCTGGCTGCAGCTGCTCAACCAAGCGACGCACCGGCTGCTCAGCATGGCCATGTGGATGGGGACAACCCAGCGCTACGCGATTTGCGTGATCGACGGCTGCCTGACTTGGGCCCGGCAATTCGAGGCTATCTACGCCATGGACATCTGCGGGCGCACCGTCCCGCTCCGCTCCCCATGGCATGAATTCCTCGAGAACGGCCCTGGCCTGGGCGGGCTAGGGGCTTGTGGGGTCTTCAACGCCTTTGATCGGGGCAGCGGCTTTGCCATGTTCGATGACATCACAGTCGCTTCCAAGATCCGGCTCTATCCTCAATTCCCAGCCGACGTTGGCAAGACGGTCACGATCAGGGGATTGGACTCTGACATGCAGACAGTCCTCACCGCCAGCGGCGACACGCTCGGCGAGGTGCTCACCCTGGCCTCTCCGTTTGTGGACTCAGTCACGACCTGGGCACCGCAGGTGTTCAATGAGGTGATCAAGGGCGTGACCAAGGGCCACGTCAGGGCATTCAGCTACGACGCGCTGCTCCCTGTGCCTCCGCAGAACCCTGGCCCGCTGGATACCCCGCTCAAGGCCTTGGCCATCTGGGAACCAACCGAGACGCTGCCCGACTACCGGCGCTCCTATATTCCGAGCATGGCTGGCAGCGGGTGCGGGTGCTCGACCACCAACACTGAGGCCTGCGCCAATCGCAAGCTCGTGACGGTGATCGCCAAGACCAAGTTTATCCCGATCGTCGCTGATACCGACTTCCTGCCGATCTCCAATCCCTCGGCGCTCAAGCTGGCAATGCTCTCGATTATGCGCGAGGAGCGCGGGGATGCTGAGGGCGCGCGAGTGGCGATGTATGGATCTCTTGACCCGCTGCGGCGGCGTTACGTCGGCGGCGCAGTGCCGATCCTGGAGGATGAGCTCGATTCCTATCAGGGCCCTGGGGCTGTAATGGTGATCCGGCGGGAGAGCGGGGCGACGGATGGCGCTTACGTTGACAACATGATCTGACCTATGTCTTTTACAGGCTTCACCGATTTCATCACACCCACCAAGTACAAGGTCCCTACAGCGGCGACGGTAGACGTCAACGCTGAGCAGGTGGCTAACGCCCAGTCCAACACTTCGGCCTTTCAGGCGGTGCAAGGGCTGGCCGCGCAGTACAACACCTTTCAGCAGCAGCAGGTGCTCAACCAGCTCAACCAGTCGAATCCCGCATTTGCCGGGCTGGAAGCGCAGGCCAATAGCAATTACGCCAAGCAGCTGCGGGGCGAGCTTTCGCTCAGCGATGAATCCTCACGCCTGCGCTCCAGCGCGGCCGGGAACCTTGGCAGAGGGACAGCTGGCTCGCCCGCTGGGGTCGCTACCACCTTGCGCGACCTGGGCCTGGAGAGGTATGCGGTGCAAACCAATGCCCAGCAGAACCTGCCCGGCTACATGACAGCGATCGCCGGGATTAAGAAAGCGCCGCTGTTCGACTTCGGCGGGACGTTCATGAGCGCCAGTGACCGCATCGCGTCGACGTGGAAGAACCAGGAGAATATGTGGAACGTCCAGAACCTCAAAAATCAGATGAAGGCCCAGCCTGAGCCGTGGATGAAAGCACTGGCTGGGTTTGGCGATTCGCTGACGAATATGTCGATGGATACGGCTACTGGACCGATCAAGAGCTACTAAATGACGGCAAAGGACATCGAGCTGGAGGAGGCAAACTGGATCACCAAGGGCAACCCTGAGGCGCTTGAGTTCCTGTTCGCCTGGCGCGCCTACGTGCACGGGATTGACGACATTGTCGACGGTGACCGGAAGACCCCAGAGGCGATCATCGAGGTTTTCATGATGGCGGCTTTCCTCTACACGCTGCCGTTCTTCCAAGAGCACGTCGCGGCCCTGCGGCAGCTCGTTGTGAACTGCACCAACGCTTATGCCGATTCGGTGCGCTGGGAGCAGAGTCCTGTAGCCTGGCAGGTGAATTTCAGTGATCACTACCGGCACTTTGGCGCGGAGATGGTCCTAGCCGTCGCGTCAATCTGCGGCGGGTATTCGCACATGAGAGAAGTCAGCAAAGTCCTGAGGGAGATTTGCTGGAAGGAACATCACGATGCGGAGGGCAAGGTTGTATGACAGAAGAAAAGCCCAACAAGATCGGCCGCATTGCCGTGATCGAACACCAGAACAAGCTTTACGTTGCGAACGTCCTCGACCTTGTCGCTGGCACTGACCGTATCAAGCGTGTCCGCATTCAGCGCGACCTCTACCTGCAGGGTAAAGTCCTGATGCCCGGGCAATACGAATTCGTTGAGTGGGGCGATGACGACTAACGTTCACATTCTGGCCACGCGCCTCCCGGGCGGGGACATGGATTCTATGCTGCTTGTCTTTCGGACATTGCGGATTGGATTCCCGACGCTGCCTGTCTACGTGGACGGCAACGGGGTGATGCCTGCTGAGCAGGACGCGCTCAAGGCTGAGTGCGCGAAGGCCGGGGCTCAATTCAGCCTGCGGGCTCGGATTGCCCACGACGAGTGGATCAGCACGCTGCTGCGCTACGAGGACAGCCCTTTTTGGATCTGCGATCCTGACGTCGTCTTTCACGGCCCAGTTGAGGGTTTCGTCAACCAGGAGACTTACCTCAAGGGCAGGAGCGAGCTCGTATTCCATGAACCATGGACGGGAACGGTCACACTGCAGCGGTTGCATACGTCGCTGCTCTACATCAATCCCCTGCTTGTGCGCCCCATGATTCGCGAATGGGTCCGGCGCTGGCATCCGTCAGGTTTTCCGTTCACGCCGCAGGTGGAGCTCATCCGCCAGTGCTACATCCCGCGCGGGCCGGGCATGCCGCCAGCTTTCCAGGACACAGCTGCTGGGCTATACAATGCTATTGGCGGGGACTGTTTCACCGCCGAAGAGAATGAGACCTATGACCATTTGCACTGCGCGTCGTACATCCATCGGATGCGGGATGCGATCCCGGGCCTGCAGGACGCTCACCGGGCCGTCTATAATGATCACAGGATCGTGCAGGGCGTAATGCGCGAGCCGCAGAAAGAATTTTACAGGACACACCATGCCACTTGATACAAACCCTCCTCCCTGGCTGCAGAAAAACTGGGAACCTCATCACGACGCCGAAAGCTCTGGCGGGGGCGGGAGCAACGTCCTGGGCTGGCTCAACTTTGCCAACCAGCTGTCCGTCCAGCAGCAGACTCTCCCGCTCGAGGTGAAGTCCAGGACACTGCAGAACCAGCACGCCGAGCTCGCGCTGCAGCAGGAGACGATGAACGTCAACGACGCGCTCGAGCAGCAGGGATTCGAGAAGGCTGAGGCGCAGAGGTTCGCCGACTTTCGAGCTCAGGTGAATGCCAACCCGCGCGGAACACAGGGCGTCGAGACTCCCTTCTTCCAGGCGACCCGCTATAACAAGTGGGCATCCGACCGGCAGGCATTCGACAACAAGACCGACTTCGTCAAACAGGTCCAGGAGACCAATGCAGGGTATCAGAAGGAAGCGCTTGAGATCTTCAAGGACCATGGGCCGCTTGTTCAGCCGGACCCCAAGACGGGAACCTACGACCCCATTGAACTAGGCAAGGCGCGCAAGGTCGCCGACGAAAACAAGCTGACCTATCGGGGCAGGGAGTTGCAGCAGACGGCAGACGCTAGTGATCATTACAACGTCACCGCCGGGCATTTGGCCGAGACTCAAGCCGAGCTGCGGCAGTCTGAGGCTGCGACGGCGGGCATGGACGAGGGCAACCCGCTGTATGCCACAGGCAAAGAGCGCCAGGCTTTCCTCAAGGACAAGATCCAGGCCATGCAAAGCGAAATGCCAGGCTCGCGTTACGGGGCGAACCATGGCACCGCGCAAATTCAGAATTTTGCGTTTCGCCAGAACATCAAAGAGCAGATTGACGCCGCCGAGGCGGATGGTGATTACGAGACAGCTGACAGCTTGCGTGAAGGCCTTGGCGCGTTTGATCGGGCCCATGAAGGCTCACAAGTGCGGGCGCATTACAACGCGCTCGTGCAGGAGCGAGCTGGAATCATGAAGGCCCTCGGCGAACCGTGGAACAAGGTCAAGTGGCCTGCGATGCAGGACCGGCTAAAGCAGATCGACGGGGAGCTTTCCAATACGCCCAGCTCCTACAATGCCCCCCGGCATGGAAATGGGGCAGGCGCTAACACACCTGGGACCACGACCGAGCCGCCGCAGCCGGTAGCCCCTCCCGCAGCAACGCATTGGTGGACGCCCAAAACCCGTTATCAGTGGACGCCCACAGGCGTAATCCAGAAATAGCCATGCCTCAAACCGTAGACCTCCCGGGCAATCGCACGATTGAATTTCCTGACGGGATGGGCCCCGATGAGATCAATCGTGAGATCGTTAAAGCATTCCCAGAGCTGGCCCCGACGCCGGAAAGTTCTAGCAGTCGGGTTGACGTCCCAGCCCCGGGCGGGATGTTCTCCAGCGAACCGGCCAGCAATCTGCGAACAACGCAAGCATTCCCAGCGAGGGAGGATCGGGACCAGGGTGCGGCGGAAGCTCAGCGCAAGTTTGAGCAGGCGCAGCTGGACCGTCCGCACACGAACGAGGACATAATCCAAGAGCCTGGCCCGATCACGCTGCCGCGCCTTGGCAAGCCCGGCTCGTTTGAAAACGAAGCTTCGGGCATGATCGTTGGGCTTGGTGAGTGGGCGCTCAACAAGCCAGAGGAGGCGCTGATGGCGCTCAACCCGCTCGGTGAGGCCATCCTGCTTGGGCGATACGGTCCAGACATCCTCAAGACGATCGCCGAGGACACGCCAAAGGCATGGAACGGCGACGAGGCAGCTCAGGGGCGGCTATTCGGGCTTGGGCTGACGCTCGGCACGCCAATGGCGGCGAGGTATGGCCTGAAAGCAACCGGGCGTGCGGTGCGGGAGACGGCAGCGCAAGGCATGCGGGAAATGTCCGTCGATGAGATTGCGCGCGGGACCAGGCTTGACCCGCTTGTCGGTGAGCTGATCCCGGAGACCGCAAGGGTGACGAAGAGGCAGCGCCAGGCTCCGCGCCCAGCCAGCCCAGACATTGATCCCAGCATGAGCGGTTGGGTGTCCGGCGTCTTCAATCCCTCTGGTCGCGACGTGCAGGCCCAGCGGAAAGCGGCCCGGCCAGAAGTGCCAGCGACAGAACCAGAGCTCGATCGGGACGTCACAGCGCTGCAGAAAGAGCGCGCCAAGCAACAGTTTGAGGCGGATCAGCAGCAGAACGTCTTAGACACGATCAAATCGAAGAACCTGAACACCAGGCAGAAGATCGTTGAAGCGTTCCCCTATCTGACATCAGAGCAGGCGCGCGACCTGCGCAATCAGGTATTCCCAGAGCTGAAACCTGGGACAACTCAGGACGCAGCCCCCGGGACGGTCGCTGAACCGTCTACGCTGGCCCCAGAGCCGCTCAAGGTTGGCCCCCAGGCGGATCTGCCTCCCGACGCCGCGCCCGCGCCAGAACCGCCCACAGCGCCAGCGGAACCGCCCAAGCCGCCGGAACCTCCCAAGGCTGAGATTGATCCCAAGCTCGAGACGACCGTCAGCTTGTTCATGGGCGAGGGACTCGACCTCGATCACGCTCTAAAGATCCTCAACGGGGAGATGACTATCAGCCAGGCTCTCGACCAGGTAGCGCCGCATCTGTCCGACGAGGGGCGGCTTGAGGCGATCGTGGACCTGCAGGAGGTTCTCGACCAGCACAAGAAGGAGGCAGCCGCCCCGCCAGAGCCGACGCCCACACCGAGCGCTGAGACCAAGCCAGGCGAGGGCAAGATCTCCAAGCCGCTATGGATCACGAGGGAGATGGAGCAAGGGCTCGCTGATCTCGGCTACACCAAGGAACAGCGCAACCTGATTCGAGTGGAGGAAGCTCACGATATTCTGGACAAGCAGACTCGCGCGCCAAAGCCACCCGAGCCGCCAGCACCCAAGCCAACGGAGGAGGCAACGCCCGCCAAGCCGCCAACCGAGACGCCCAAGCCGTCAAACAAGTGGCTCCAAGCGGAGGCCCCAGACAACAGCGAGGCTAAGGAAGCGGCGAAGTTCGCCCAGCGCCAGATCGACGCGCTCGAGGAGCAGCGCAAGAAGACCTATGAGGCCCACCAGGAGCTTGCCAAGGAAATCCTGAGCACCAGGGGCTGGAACAAAGGCCGCATCAAGGCATCAGCGAAAAAGGCCGATGTCGCGCGGTATCACGAGCTGTCCCGGGAGGTGCATTCTCTCGAGACGCAAAAGGATGCGATCCGGCGGGGCGCGGCCAAGGATCAGCTGGCTACTGACTTGGCGATGCTGGCCAAGATCGTGAACGACGAGAGCAAGCCGCTCTTGAACCGGCTTGGCGCTCGAGTCCGCATGTTCGGCGAAAAGGGCGAGGCGGTCCCGATGGAGCTCGGAGACATGCTTCGCGCCGAAGCTGAGGCTGAGGTGCGCAAGCACTTCCCCGACGTGCGGGAGTCCGAAATGTTCCGCCTGGCCAACGAAGTCGAACGGGCGGCGCAGCTACAGAACGACGTCGCCAAGGAAGTGGAATTCAATCCGGCGTTCAAGGTGCACGCCGCGCGCGCGGCCGAGCTGGAGACGGCGATCAAAGGGCCAGGCGTGCCCTATCACCAGTTTTCACCTGAGGCCCGGGCGCGCATCTCGAAGTACACGCCCTTTGAACGCTCACCGGAGATGTATGGCAAGCCGGTAGAGAAGCTGCCGGGCCCTGAGCTGGACGAGCTGCATAAGCTCATCAAGTCAGAGAGCGAACGCGTCCACAAAGAGAGCGCTGAGACGGCTGAGCGCAGCGCTAAAGAGCTCGCCGAGGAAAAGGCCAAAGAGGACAAGATGATGGTGGAAGCGCAGGCTGTCGCCAATTCGGCGGGCAAGCCCGGGACCAAGGGCGGTCGCCCGGCTGGGGACGTCAAAGACGAGCTCGTCAACCGCATCAAGCAGGCGCTCGCTGAGACTCTGGGCAAAGACAAGGTGACGCTCAGCCGCCGGGAGGATGGGACTTACGTGGCTCAAGCCGATAGCGGGGCGATCTCCTTCGGGGAGGTTGAGGAAACTGACAAGGGAGCTTTCAAGGTCAGGACTTGGCGCGTGAATGCGGCCAAAGAGGCGGTGACGCTCACCGTCGATTCGATGGCTGACGCTGAGTTCATGATCAAGGCCATGGCGGCGGAAGGCAGAGGGAACGCCATTATCGCCGTTCCTGGGGACGGTGTTTACAAGCTGCTCCGAAGCGGGAAAACGCTCATGGAGACGCTCAGGAAAGCGATGAGCTTGGACGCCAGCTCCGCAACTCGCCGGGGTTACAGCGAATCAGCGCCCAGTCACAAGCAAGGCCAGACCTGGCTGCAGGAGGCCGAGGCAGAGGCGCGCAAGGGTGAGGAGGGCGATCAACCAGCCGGCTCGGCGGCAAGCGACCTTGGGCCGGACCTTTTTGACGAACCGCAAGGGGCTGCGCCGGGCGCGAAAGCGCCACCGATCCCGACACCAGCTGCGGCTGCAGCGGCAGTCAAGCCGGTCAAGCCGCTGCATCAGATCATCAAGGAAATGGCCAAGGGCTTGGGCGTGCCGATCCGTTACGGGAAGACCCCGCATCCGAGGTTTGGCGGTTTCTTCGCCCCGCTCCAAAACCTGATCCGAAGCAACCGGGCCCAGGACTTCCTAGTGGTCTCGCATGAGGTTGGGCACAAGCTGGACGCTGTCTTTGGATTCTCTAAGGACCCTGCGATTGCGGCCGAGCTCGATGTCCTCGGCGATCCTTCGTTGTCGCCGGGCTCGCACTCCTCCTGGACGAAGAGCAAGAGCAAGGCTTACAAGCTCGGCGAGGGCGTGGCTGAGTTCACCCGTCATTGGATGATGGACCCCGCCAAGGCTAAGAAGCTCGCGCCGAAAACGTATGCCGCCTTTGAGGCAGGCTTGGACTCCAATCGCGACTACGGCAACACCATGCGGACCGCGCGCGACGACTACCAGACTTGGGCAGGGTCGGAGGCGCAGGCGAAAGTCAGGGCGCACGTCGTCACCGGGAATCCGAACAAGACGCAGATGACCCTGCGCCAGCTCACAAGGGATTTGATCGATGACCTGCACATTCTGCGGATCGTCATGGACGACGCTGAGCGCTTGGGCGGGAAAGCGATCCGGCCGAAGGATAATATCTACATGCTCGCCAGGCTGCTGCGCGGGGCCTATGGCCGGGCTGACACCTTCGTCCGGCATGGGACGGTTGATTTTCACACCAAGGAGGTGACTCTTGGAAATAGCTTCAATGACATCTTGAAGCCGATCAGCGGGCACACTGCTGACTTTGTCGACTACATCGTTTCCCTGCGCGCCATGGAGTTGAACCGGCAGGGCAAAGAGACCGGCATCCCGCGCGACGCCACTGCTGCCGTCGTGAAGAAATTCGAGAACAATAAGCTCTTCAACGACACGTTTGAAAAGCTCAAGGCCTGGCAGGACTCACTCCTGCAGTACGCCGTCGACGCTGGGCTTGTCACGCGCAAGGCGGCGGCAGCCATGCGAAAGCTGCATCAAGACTTTGTCCCGTTTCACCGGCTTTACGAGATCGGGGCTGGTGAGGAAGGCTCACAGGCTGGCGGGCATGCTGGCGGCGGGCTGAATCTCGGCATGCCTGGATCGTTGCGCCACTTGGGCGGCTCACCCCGGGCGATCATGAACCCGCTCGAGACGATGGTCAAAAACGCCTACGTCCTGACGACGGCGGCGGAAAAGCATTGGATTCACACCAGGCTGGCCAGGCTGTCGAAAATGAAAGGCATGGGTGAATGGGTCAGTGACGTTGGCGCACCCAAGGAGCAGGTCAAGTTTGAGCTCGAGCGTGTCCGCAAGCAGCTCGAGGATCTTGGCGCTGATCTTACCGACGTGCCTGATGAGTCGCTCCTGTCGTTCTGGCGTAACTCGAGGCAGATCCCGAACGGGAACAACATCATTCGCGTTGTCCAAGGCGACACAGCGAAGTTCTACCAGCTCAAGACTGAGCTGTACAACACCTTCCACTCCCTGGACCTGGAGGACAGCACGGCGCTGGTCCGCATGCTGGCCAAGTCGGCAGACCTTCTGCGGGCGGGCGTGACGCTGGACCCTGGCTTTGCGCTAGGCGCTAACCCGTTCCGGGACGCCTTCTCTTCGGCGGTTGTCTCGGAGTATGGCCTGGTCCCATTTGAAGCCATGCTCAAGGGTGTAGCTGCGCTGCTCAACAAGCCGAAGCTGGTTGCGGAATGGTCAGCGGCTGGCGGGAGGAATGCGGTTGAATCAGCCTATTTCAACCCAGAGGCGCTCACCAAGTTTCTGCGTGAGAAAATCACCAAGGAGATGACCCCAGTGCAGCGCGCATTGGTGCAGTATAATCCGATCAGCGCATTGAAGTTTCTGACGGGCACATTGGAAGAGGCGACGCGCATCGGCGAATACGAGACGATCTACAAGGATCTCATCAAGGGTGGCATGCCCGAAGGCGACGCCAGGATCTTGGCGGCATTTGAATCTCGCGACCGGCAAGACTTCGCTAAGGGCGGCGCGAAAACCAAGTCTCTGCGGCAGATCGCCCCTTTCTGGAACGCTGCCCTGCAAGGCAATGTCCGGCTGGCGCAATCGTTCAAACGCGACTTCGCTGGGACGATGCTGCGCGGCTTCACCTACATCACCTTGGCCAAGCTCGCCGAGCAAGCGTACAACTATAACGATCCCGATTACTGGGAGCTCCCGCAGTGGAGGCGGGACCTGTCCTTCAACATCCGCTATGGGACGGACGAGAACGGTCACAGCAAGTTCATCCCGCTGCCAGTCCCGTTTGAGGCGGGCATCATCTTTGCCACCCTCCCAGGCCGGTTGATTCAGATGTACAAAGAAGGCGGCGACCTGCACGCGCTGAAAGGCCTGCAAAATACCATCGGCGGGGCGTTGCTCCCTAATCCGCTCCCGCCAGCTGTCATGGCCAGCCTTGAGCTCATGTCTGGTTACGACTTCTTCCGGGAACGGGGGATGATCCCGCAGACGGTTGCGGATTATGCGCCCGATATGCAATTCACCGATCAGCAGAGCTTAACCGCGCGCCACTTGGGTGAGCTGATGGGCGTCTCGCCAATCAAAGTCGATCACTTCATCAGCCGCATGACCGGCGGTCTCGGCAAACAGGTGACGCACCAAGGCGTCGATCGCGTCATCTCGGCGGTGACTGGCGAGCAGCGCACTGCGCAGAATACCGCGCCATGGGGCAGGTTTTTCACAGCACCAGCGGGCATTCAAAGCCAGTCCGTTCAGGACTTCTACGATCTTCGGACCAAACTGCATGGGGAAAAGCATCGATGGGAAATCAAGGGCGAGGGCAAGGATTGGGTGGGGCTGACCGAGGGCTTCGACAAGGCAGCTACGGCAATGGCTGAGCTGCGCAAGGCGGCGCGCTCCGCAGACTCCGACAAGGAGCGCCAGGCCTACGCGCTTGAGATCATGAACATTGCCCAGGCGATGAACCAGGCGGCAAAAGAATCGGGGCTCCGTTAGCGCTGCGACTTCTGGCAATCATTGGCAGTTGACGGCAATATAGTTCGGGCTGACGTTTATTGCCATGAGCTCATCAGACACACCGAAAACAACCCAAAGGCCGATCGAGGCTGGCGGGCTGTATTACACCGACGACATGATTAAAGCCGTCGCGACCACGTCAGTTGAGGCGGCTGAACGCAGGCCCAAGCAGATAGGCTCCCTGACGGAGCAGACCCTTGAGGCGAAAGCCGCGCTGATAGAAGCCGTCAAGGGCATTGGCGCTGTGGTGGAGGGTTTCGAGCCGGTGAAAAAGGATTTCCTGGCATCAATCCTAAGTTTCAGGATGACGGCTGTTGCTGAAATCGGCAAAGCGCGCCAGGAGCTTGAGCTGGTTCGGAAATTCATGATTGGCCCAGATCACACGAAAGAGATCGCGGCCCTTAAAGAGTTTGTTGAGCTATGTGAACGCCTGCAGAAGCTGAAAGAAAGCGGCTTCCTGGACGCCATGGCTGAAACAATGTTGAGACTGGCTGAGCCGCATTGAGTGCCCTATGAGATTCCTGCAACTGCGCGCGGCCCTCGAGGCCATGGAACCTCCCAAGCCAAAACCCGAGACGCCCCCGCCGCCAGCCAGGCCAATCCCAGTCTATCCTTTTGATCCACGTCCATCACTTCGCCAGCCAGTGCTAGCGGATGGCATCAGGAGGAAGGCGGTCAACCGACAATCAGCTCTCATGGCAGCTAAACCGCCATGGTGGGCTTATCCCCCAGAAGACCATGATCAGATTGAAGAACAGAATGCCGTCCGACCCGAAGAAAGCCAAAGTGTTCCGGCCAGGGAACAACGTTTTCGCCGCACACTACCAGGGCCACATTACGAGAATGATGAGGCAAAAACGCACAGTGCGCATCCGGACCCGCAAGCGAATGGCCAAGCTAAGCCTCAAACGAAACAGGAACGCCGTCGCGAAGAAGCAGAACGCCGAGCAGCTGAGTTGAGGTGGCTCGAGGAATGGGTAGGGTCCCCTACGGTGCTTGCTCAGGCTGGTAGAGGTTTGCTTCCCTGATCACTTCCTGATTGAGCGTGATCACGCCATCGAATTGGCCGAGCATGCGGTCCCCGCGCGGGCCACGGGTGTGCATGCCCATTTGGCGCGCAACCTCGATCATGACGGCAACAGAGTCGGCGTCATCAGGCGACCGGCCCAGGCGCGGCTTCAAGTCCTCTTTCTTCTCCAGGATGTATTTCTTGGAGACGTAATCGTACTGGCGGGCGCAGAATTGAGTGCAATCATCCTCTGTTAGCCCGCCGAGCTGCGATCCCTTCACGAAGGCGGCGACACTGAACCAGAGCTCGGTCACGCGCCGGTCATAAACCTGATGGGACGGGCGGTTGTCCTCCTCGCTAGCGGGCATGTCTGACGGCTTGCCGCCGGACTCGACCCAGACAATCTCACCAAACTGCTGGAGCAAGACGGCCGCAGCCCCGCGCCCAGTGCCGGTTGCCTCAACCCCAAAGCAGTGCGGCTTGACCTTCCGCGCGTCGCATAACGGCTTTACGAAGTTGGCGATCTGGTATTCCGCAGGGAGGCGCTTGCCGTTCTCATCGACCGCATCAACCAGGATTGGGACCACGAAGCGCTCGTCTATCTGAACGGCGAGCTTCCCGCTGGCAACATGCCCAAGACGTCCGAAGCGCAGCACGCAAGCATCCCCGCCAAAGCCGGTATCGATTGACCCGATTGACGTCGTGGGCCCAGCGAAGGTTACCTCGCCGCGCGCGTTGCCGAGCTCGATCATTTCCTCAGTAAGGACGGTGCGCAGGAAACCTTCGGGAGGCCAGAAGCCACGGTCCTGGCTGTAAAAGCCTGCGGTGCGCTGGATCAGCGGATCTCGCATTGAGCGCTGCCAATCCTCCCAGCTGTAAAGGAACGGATAGAGCGTTCGCCCGGCCTCGACGTTTGGGGACTTCGCGCCGTCGAAGTGCAGGCACGTCCCGCGCGGGAGCTGGAACTCTGGGACGCTGGCCGTCTCCCACTGATCGGACTCGACCCCGATCGACTTCCACCCTCCGACCGGCCTGCAGCAGCGGGAGAAGCAATCAAAGTGCGTCATGGGACCGTTGCCGATCGTCAAAACGATCAACTCCTGGCAGCCCTTGGCCATGTTGGGGATGGTCTGGAAGATCGCTTCCGGGGTGCCGGGCGCTTCATCGATCACCAGCATGATGCGGGAGCAGTGAACGCCCTTGAGCCGCTCGACCGCCGGGCCGATCTCACCCTGCTCAACAGCCTGGCCGAAGATCGCGTGCTTGCTGTCTCCTTTGATCGCCTGCAGCTCCATCGTGGAATTGAGCATGTGCGGCTCACAGTCGCCCAAGTCCATCATGGCGACCTTGGCGGCGCGCCAGCACTCCTGGATCAGCGGCCAGACGCGCTGCCGCATCTTCTGCTTGCTGGTGGAGGTGAGGGCAATGGACGTGTTCGCGGGATCGAGCAGCCAGAAGTAGAACGCGAAGACACCGGCGTCATTCGTCTTCCCGCCAGCGCCAGGCCCAACCCAGGAGATGTTGCGGATCGTCGTCGTCCCGATCTTCGACGCCATCGCATCATTGCACAGGGAATCGAAGCGGCGCGCGCGCCAGGGATGCCAGATCGATTCAGGCTGGAGGATCGCCAGGGCCCGGCGCAGATGCTCAATCGGGTTAAGGCCTGAATCCCAGCGTTCCCGCCAGCAAAGCAGTTCGACCTGCCAATTCGCCAGCCGGACAGCCGCAGTTACGCCGTAGTTGTGCTGCCATAAACCGTTTGGGAGTTTTTTGGGACCCCGGGATGGAGAATTCACCACAGCAATAATTTGCAACACTTGCCAGAAGGGAGCAAGTTCAGTCAATGCCGTTTGAGAGCCTCTGATGAATGGCCTTATCGCAAAAATCGAAAGGGATGCCCAAAGGGCAGAGGAACGGGCTGCCTATGACCTGTGCCCAGTGACCTGCCCGCGATGCAAAGGACTGCTCTCTTTTATGCAGTGGAGGAGCGGGGCAGTCCATTGCTGCACGACCTGCGCCAATCAAACCGGCGCGATCGCCAGGAGAGGCAAGCCAATCAGACACTCATGAAACTAATCACTCTGACCCTTCGAGATCTGGCGCGTGTGATAAAGGCCGGAATCAAGATCGGTAAGAAAACGCAACGCCACTGCGGGTGGTTTGACTACTCCGTAGAGGTACAACCCAAAACGAAAGCACAAAGCATGTTAAGTGTATCAATCAGCACCGAGGAACAAGTCCTCGTGACCCTCAGCCCCATCACCCCGCGCGGCAAGCCCGCCAAACTGGACGGCAAGCCTGAATGGGCCATCGTCTCCGGCAACGTGACCCTGGCGGTCGCCGACGACGGACTGTCCTGCACGATCGTGTCCGGTGAAGACCCCGGCGCGAGCGAGGTCTCGGTCAACGCCGACGCCGACCTGGGCGAGGGCGTTGAGCCAATCTCCGACTTGGTTGAGATCGCTGTGTCCGGCGTCAAGGCCGCCAGCCTGGGCCTGAGCGCTGCCGCCCCGACTCCCAAGCCGTAAACACTCTGGCCGTATTCTAAGTAATGGCTTGCGGCCGGTCCGGCGCTGGCAGGGTTTATTTCATCGTTTACCCGCCAGCGCCTTTCCTCATCACTATTATGCTAGCAGCAATAAGCGCGAACGTCCTCCTTTGGGCGTTCCTTTGGGTCATCATCGGCGGAATGATTTTCTGGCTCGCCAACTGGCTGATCGGTTACATCGGAATCGGCGAACCTGTGAACAAGATCCTGCGGGTCATTGTCGCCATTCTCCTTTTCGTCTTTCTCGTCAACGCCCTGTTAACTCTCGTCGGGAAGCCCTTCATCACCTTCGGCTAATGAGATACCTGGCCGCGACATTCACTCTGGCGATCTTAGCCGTGAAACTGCTGGCCATTGGCCCGCGAGCGATCCCAGTGATCACCCTGGACGCCAACGAGCACACGATCACTCAGCAGATTTTCTGCGACGGTGATTCAGTGATCTCCATTCAAACCTCCGTCGACGGCGTTTATCTGATGACCACTTACCTGCCGCCGCCAGCCCCAACCGGACTCAGAATCCTGACACCATGAAAATTGCCCTCCTGTTCTGTCTGCTGTCGCTGTCCTCGCTGGGAGGCCAGCCGCAGCCCAAAAACGTCAAGCTCGGCTGGGACCCTTACACCTACCCAGCTGGCGGCTCAAATGCGGTCATAGTGGTCTACAAGTCGACAAGTCTCGGCACGATCTTCACGCCGTTCAAGCCGACGGCGTATTGGCCAGCATCAAGAACCAACGGAACAGTGAGCGTCCTCCCGGGCCTCTATCGTTTTTTCATCACCGCGACCGTCCAGCCGTTTGGTGAGTCGGACCCATCTAACACCGTGACCAACCAAGTTAATCCATGAAAACTGCTCTTTGCATCGTTTGCGTCCTATTGTCGTCAACCCTGTTCCCAGCCGCGCAGCTCGTCGCCAGCTTTTCAGGAGGAGACGATCTGTCGGTTGGGCCAGGAACGGCCGGATATTCGTTCACTGTCGGAGCGGCCCCGCTGACCATTCGCACCCTCGGCGTCTGGGAGTCCTCGGGCGGGTTTGGCCTGTTCAGTTCGCATGAGGTTGGAATCTGGGACGTTTCCCCGCAGCACAACCTGCTGGCGTCAGTCGTGATCCCAGCGACCGGCGCTACGAAGATCGATGAGTTTTGGTATATGAACCTGCCAACGCCTCTGACGCTAACGGCGGGAAGCACCTATCTGATCGCCGCGCATTACCTCGACAACGATTTTGACCTGGCGCGCGGGAATGCCACATCGGTGACCGTGACGAGCGGCGTTACAGTTGGGGACGCCTATCTCTCCAGCGGGACGGGGTTTGAATACCCAGACCTCGACGTTGCTGGGGCCAACAAGGGATTCTTTGGGGCCAACGCCGGATTTGCGCCCGTGCCTGAGCCAGCGGCGGCGTGCGCTATTGTCGGCATCGCCTTGGCCGCTTTTGCGCTGGCGCGGAAACGCATGGTGATCATGGCGGCATCGGCGGCGATCCTCATGCTCTCAGCCCAGGCCGCTGATCCAGCCGTGAGCGTCAAGGCCGTGCTCGACGCGACCCCAGCCAGCCGGAAAGAACTGCTGGCCAAGCTGCAGAAGCAAAACCCTGCCCGCTACAAACTGCTGTCTGCGCTGATCGAATCAGAGCCAGCTGAGAATCGGCCTCCGATCACTCCCGGGAACACGAACGGAAACCGCCCACTGGTCCCTCCTGGGCTGGCCAATTACGGCAAGCCGTAGAGCGCATGGCTATGATCACAGTTGAACTTACTCGCGAGGAATGCGAAATGGCCTGCTGGATCGGGGCAAAGCGGCAGTTGGACTCCATCATGGCCGGGCTCAAACAGAAGCACGGCAACGACGGCGAAGACGGTTACACGAAGAACATTGAAGGAGCTGGCGGCGAGATCGCTGCCGCTAAGGTCATTAATCGCTACTGGGGCGGGTCAGTGAACACCTTCAAGAAAGGCGGCGACGTCGGGCCCTACCAAGTGCGGACGCGCTCTGAACTGCATTGGGACCTGATTGTGCGCGATGACGATCGCGACGAGGACAGGTTTATTCTGGTGCGGGGCAAGCTGCCCCACTACCAAGTTGTCGGCCATATCTACGGCAAGGCGGCAAAGCGGCCAGAGTTCCTCAAGCCCTACGGCAACCGCCCGCCTGCCTACTTTGTCCCGGCGAACATCCTTACGCCCTTCAACCCCCCGGCTGAGCAGTTACGGCAAGCCGTAGCCATGCACCCACTTTAGCTCAGCGATGATCGCAGTCGCCTCCTTCGCACAGGACGCCTCAAGGTCTGGCGATGGGTCTTCGTCGCCAACCATCATGCCGAGGCGCTCCTGGTAGAGGTAATCCCATTCTTTTTGCCAATCGGCATCGGTTATGATCACCCCGGAAGATAACTCAGAGCTGTGCGAAAAGGATCTGATCTTTGCCTGCAAGATTTGCGCGCAGTTTCACTCAAACGCCTGCGTCAAGATGGGCGGCTCAATCAAGGCGCTGCGCGGGAATCGCCTTATCAACGTGCTCTCACGCATACAGCCCAACCCAGTTACGAACCGAATACGGATCGGCGTCCTGTTCGACGGGCAGCCGCCTTACCGGCCGGAAGAGCTGCGCGGGGGCTGGCGGCGCACCATCATTACTTATGACCGCCGAGGTCCCGCCCCCCGTTGCGCTTGATGAATTCCCGCATGAGCTTGATCACGTCCTCACGCGAAGCGCTGGCGACGTAGTTCATCCGGCCCTTGGCGTGGTCGAATGGGAACGCCATAACGAAGAAACCCCACTTGTCCGGCAGGAGCTCGGACACTGCCTGCCCAATGATTTGCATGTGATCACGGGTGTTGGCGTCCTTCGCGTCCTCGGGCGGGACGCCGCCTTTGTTCGGATCGTTGATATTCATTTGCTCAGTTGCTTGACCGCTCTCATGTGCCCTTTCTCAGCTTTGGCCCAAGTCTCGTATCGATCGAAAATCGAGAAATGCCCGTCACGAAAGAAGACAGCTGTCTCAAAGAGCGTTGGGCGGCCACCAAAGAAATTGTGATCAATGCCGAGGAATACAGTTGAGACCGTGCACTTCGGCAGCTCGTCCAGGTCAACAAGGTGCGGAGTGCGCCCCATGAATTCAGCCCAGGCCATCAGACTGGCCGGGCGCGCTGGATTGTGGTCTGCATCGAGGACGTAAAGCGACTCGAGCAGGTGCGCTTCGCTGTGCTCTGGGTTATTTGGATGGTTCACTTGTCACCAACTCCCCATTCAAGTGGCAGCGCAGGAAGGCGGCAGCGAGCGCGTAAGCCCATCCCATCTCAGCCGCTTTCTGGGCGGCGATATGGTTAGGCATTTGGGCGCAGCGCCAGCGCATTGCGTGTGTGCTGCACCGCTCGGACTCATCGAGGAGCGCTGTGACGTTCTGGTGATCATCGGGCAACCGGCGTGGCATGCGGGGTTGTTCAGGCTTTTTCGGTGCGGTTTGTTTTTTCATGGGTGCTTAGCGATTTCTTGAGTTCGGAGTTTTTAGCGCGGAGGTCCCACAGCTCGATCAGGGCGGCAGCCAGGAGTGTGGAAAGATGGGACAGGGCGGTGCGTCCCTCTTTCAGGGCGAACGATTTCATGAGGGCGGCGCTCAAGTGATAAAACTCCACGAGCGTGGGCGTGAGGCGATAGTGGTCGCGCAGCTCCTTAAAGCCGTCAATCTGACCCATGACCAGCTTGTGATTAGCGCGCGCTTCACGCATGGCGGCACGGCTCAACGTTGACGGTAATGTAGCTTTGTTGGGCATGACAGCAACAATAACATTATTGACGGCTATAAGCAATCTTGGTAGCTGAAGGAAACTAGCTTCATTTATGTCACCTCACGATAGAGAGCGCGCCGAACATGCCCATCGCGTTTTCCGGCCAAAAGCGGCTCGGGAGCTCGATCAACTCATCAAATTTATCCAAAGCCACCGCGATTTTGACGATCCAGCCCGCTTCCTTGTCCTGCTTGACAGCTTTATCCAGGCCTTGCACCTCGAGCCGAGGCTCAACAAGGCGCTGGCGGCTTACCTTGCTGATGCCGTCCTGCGCCTGGCTGATCACGAGCAGCATGGCGGGCCAACTTCACGATCTGCTTGACGCGTGCTAGGGTATGCGTGCTACAAGTCCTGATTCGTTAGTGTGTTTCATGCGCGCCCCGGCTGCCTCTGGCATGTCCGGGGTTTTTCATTTCTCCTTCTTTTGCGGGATGGGGACGGCGTATCTGGACATCAGCCCAGCAATTGCCCGGTTGAGCCTGAGCAACGCGATCGTCAGCTGCCCTTTCTTTTCAGCCAGCTTGAGCAGGCGCTCGATCTGCCAGGAAAACTTCTCCACTGCTGCTTCAATACGCACGGCTGGGCCGCGCCCGCCAGCGTGGCGCTTGGTTTGACACCACGCCGCATAAGTCCCAAGGGTGTAAGGCTTATTATTCAAGTCGACCATCTGGCGCAACGGGTCGCCGACGAGCAGCCACTCAATGCTGACCCCAGTCACGCTCGAGATCTTCACCGCCAGCTTGGCGCTCATCACCATGCGTTTTGGGTTGCCCAGCTCGAGCGATTGAACACTGCCTTTTGAGCAGCCGACGAGCGCCGCCATGTCCCCTTGGGTAAGCCCCAAGCACGCTCTCAAGATGGCCAGCGGGTGTTTCAATGCTGAATGTCTCATTGCCGTCACACTGCCAAAGACGGTGGCGGGGCGCAAGGTGATCCTGACACCTGACCACTCTCTCAGAGATCGCCTGATTTTGCGTGTTCCGAGCACGGTTTGCCAAGTTTTGCTTGCGGGATGCAAGGATGAGGTTTACGGGTTGAAGCGTGACAATCGGTGATACCTTCATGCGCCTGCGGAACGAGCAATCGCCCGCACCCCCATCACTGGGAGTCACAAGGCGCTCCACTTTCCCCTTACGTCGATGAGCAATCCCGACGTGATCCGTCCCGTCAAGCACGTCTTTTACATGCCTTCCGCTGAAACGATGCTTCGTCTGCGGGTGGAATCGGCCACACGCAAGCAGGAGGGCAGCAAGTGGGGCGTCCTCGCTGACGTGGAGTGCGAAGTCTGTTTTTCAAAGCTGCGCCGCTACGAGGGCCCAATTGGGGGCATCATTTGCGACGCCTGCGGGAAACCCAGCAACCCGCATGGGCCTGGGCGCGGGCTTAAAGCGCGCGTTCCCGTTAACGCAACGATTTACGTCAAGCACTGAAGTCCCGCTCAAAACTCCCGGCCCGGTGCCTCAAAGGCAGCAAGGCAGAAGACGGACGTGAGCACTGAGAGAGGGCAGCGCTGGCAGGGTGCCGCCGATTTGCAGGGGCGCGGCCACGGTTGATTCTTGCCCACCGTGAGGCGAAGACAAAAGGGCCCGACTGCTGGCCAGGGATCGTGGACAACCCGAAAGGGCCCACGAGTGGAGCAGCCAGCTTAAACTATATGCTCCAGGAGATGCCCCTCGATTGCCCCTTTCACTAAGGGGGTCGGGGGGATTCGGGTTAGGCCTGCTTTTTCTTCTTACTGTCCGGCCATTCAAAGGCAGGGTCCTTCTTCTTCTTGGGCGCTTCCGTTATCAGCCATCCCCGGGCCTTGAGCTTGGGCAGGATGGTTCTGCCGACCCATCGGTAGCTGAGCCACACCCTGACGGGCACTTCGTTAAGCGTCTCCACCGTCCACTTCTGCTTGGGGTGCATCCATTCCCATGGCTGGGAGTAATGAGAATCCTTCGTTGTCCCGGTGAGCAGGATAGCCAGGACGTCCAGCTCGGCGGGCTTGAACTCATCGAAGAAGCCCTTGGGCTTGCCGCTGATCGTTTCGAGCCGCGCGCGCAGCTTCTTTTTGAGGGGTGCGACAACTTTTTGGTTCATGCGCTTCTGGATTAGCATAAAGCTGTCACAAAAGTCACCCCAAGTTTTGTGCTGGGGGCGCGGGCCGGATTGCCCACGCCCCTGCCGAGCCGCGCTAGACGCCGCAGTGCCATGGCCATGCTGTGCGCTGTGTTGCCGTTGCCTTTCAGCGTCCGGCCCAGCCTTGCCCTTGCTATGCGAGTCCTTGCACTCCATTGCCGCTGCACTGCGAGGCGGTTCTCCGCTTTGCCCCCGCAACGCTAAGCTAGGCCGGTGCGATGCGAAACTTCGCCTTGCCACTGCTGCGCTTTGCTCTGCCGGTGCGACGCCTCGCCCTGCCATTGTCATTCTTGGCCGTGCTCTACCTCGCCGTCGCTCGGCTGCGCTGTGCGAGGCCATCGCCCCGCCGTGCCGCGCCCTGCCATTGCTTCGCGGCTGCTCGCCTTGCCTCTGCCCTGTAGGGGCCTGCAACACATAGCCGTTGCCGTGCAAGGCGGTGCTCTGCAATGCCGCAGCTTTGCAATGTCACGCTTTGTCCAACGTCGCCTTGCCATTGCGCTGCCGTGCTCCGCCGCTCGGGGCCGCGCATTGCCCTCGCAGTTCACTTCCCAGCATCGCCGTAGCCAGGCTACGCCAAGCAATGCCCTCGCGATGCCCGGCGCTGCTTTGCCATAGCCATGCCACGCCTCACTATGCCGCTGCTTTGCTTTGCTCTCCCGGAATTTCCTTCCAGGAAAATCGTCCGTAGCCGCCGGACCTCCATTGGCCAATGCCCTTGAACGCGCCGAAGTCCAAGACGTTTTTCATGTCGTCCAGCCCAAGGACAGCTGTGTTCGCCTTTAGGTTGGTTGATTCAAGGACGGTGATCGTAAATGTGATGTTGGTGCCCACGGGCAGGATCTCGCTCGACGCGAGAGCAACACGCTCTCCCTGCATCGTCTGGGCGCGCAAGGGGCGCTGCAGATACTCCTTGACGTCCATGATTGGCTTGCCGTCAGCGGTTTTGAGGTAGACCAGGCGCGGATTGACGTAGACGAAGGCATTGATGGCGCGCTTGCACGCCCACTTTGAGAGCTTTTTGATGTCGCCCAGCTCAATCAGGTCGCCAACAGTCTCCTTGATGAAACCGCGCAGCTGATAATCCAGGAGCAAAACCCCAGTTTCGTCTTTCAGGAAAATGGTCCGCCCTTTCTCCATTTCCTCCTCGAGGTGCATGGCTGCCAGGAGCGCGCTTTCCTCGGCTGCGAGCTCAGGCTTGGGCGCTTTGGACTCGAGGTGCGTCTTTGCCAGGTCTTTATCCCCGCTCCTTGTTCCAAGGAGAGGCTCGGTAAAGGTGATGCAGACTGTGATAGTGGTTTTTTTCATTGGTTTTGAGGGGATTACTGCAATAACACGAGATCACCGATCGCAATTGCTGTCAACCCTTACTATTGCTGTTTCTTTATCGAGTTGAAGATCAGCCGATCCCGATTACGCTCCAGGCAGAACATGAAATGACTTCTTCCCTTGCACTACCCATCCTGCCGGGGCCCATGGACAGCCTGTCGCTGTCCCAGGCACACCCCAGCGAGAAGGGCTGCTCGGGAAGATCCGATCGTCTGCTGCCATGACGCTCGCTGAACACATCACCCAGCTCGAGGCTCAACTCGCCGACTGCCAGCGCCTGGCTGAGGACCTGAAAAAGGTTAGAGGGCGCATTGCCAAGCTTGAACGCGAGTCGCATCCCAACGGGTTAGACGTGATCACGATCCTGGATTGCCACCAGGACCAGATCAAAAGCCTGATTTCGCGCGTCGCCAGGCTCGAAGCTGCGCTGCACGCTGAGCCGCCCAACAATTTCACCGTCGATAAGGTCGGCGGCGTGATAGAGCGAGAAGCCTTCGGGCCATTGCCCCACGTAAAACAACACATCGAAGCCCCTGCCCAGCCCTCAAAGGTAAGCCTTCCAGCCGGCCCGTTCAGGAACGGTCCAGGCCCTGATGAGACGAGCGATTCCAAGTCGCCGCACCTGAGAGGCACAGCAGAGACCGTCAGTCGGGGCAACCCGACGCTCGTTTGACCCTTTGGCTCTGACGCTGGAATGACCGAGAGCCGGGCGACCCTAGGGAATGGGTCTCCCAAGTCAAAACGTTGCGCCCCAGTTTATTGGGGGGAGCTTTGTCTGTTCACAGAACCCAAAGCCAGTTTGATCCCAAAAGTATGCTCCAATCGCAACCTTTCCGCCGCCCATGTCGGACGCAATCTCCACCTCCGCTCTGCCATCATCTGCTGGCGCTCGCCAGGATCAAAACCCTCCTGCACCCAAGTCTGCACCCAATCCTTCCCATACATGCTGCGAGAGCCTCCAGTCGCAGGATGGCGAAACCCCACGATCGCCCGCCTGGCAAAATCACGATCGCGCTCGCAAACACCTCTCATTGCCAGTGCCTTGGGCCACGCCCGCCTTCAACAGGAAGCAACGCTACCGCACTGTGCCGCCGCAACATCTGCAAGAGCTCAAAACCGTTGTTGAGCATCGTCGGACCCCCAGTCAGATCCCCGCGCAGGAACATCTCGACCCATTCCCCGTAATGCTTGCTCGCCCCGCCAGCTTTGGGCGGGTTCTCAAACATTTTGATCGTCGCCTGGCAAAAATCGTAGTCAGCCTGGCATAAGAGGGGGTAGTTCATCCCGTCACCCACCTCCAAATCCCAGCGTATTCCGTCGGGACAGCCACGACCGGGACACCCCCAAACACCGCCATGTCCGGGAGACTCCCCACCGACGCAGGAATACAGTCCCAGGGCAGCCCAAAAACGTGCCGCAGCCGATACGCGCTGTCGCTCGCCGAAGGCGCTAACGCATGGGCGACCGCCGCCCGCAGCACCGTCCGATCCGCATCCCACATCCCTTGCACGTAACGCGAAATCCAGACGTTCCCGTAAATCTTGCGCGCCCCGCCTTCCTTCTGCGGCTCTATAAAGTCCCGGATCGTCCGCACAACAAAACTCCGGTCCCGCAGGCATGGAATCGCCTCGCTCATCCCAAAACCCTCCTGAATGCCGCCACCATTCGCCGAAATTCCTCAAAATCGAGGCCGCTGCTCACATACTTGACTATCAACCACTCCGAATACGTCCGGCGCTGCCCACGATCTCGCTTCACCGGCTGTTCAAACGTCGCGCAGATCCGGCTGGCGAATACCCAGTCCCGTTCACATGGCATCGGCCCGCTCATGGCTCAAAACGGCTCGCACGGCCACTCGAATTTCAGCTCCTCCGGCCCAAACCAGTCCTCCGGGGTCCACGGGACCACGACGTCCGGATCGATATGCTTGTGCGCCCCGCTGTCCCTGATCAACCCCAGCGGGTGCCCGTAAAACGCCTCGCGCAAACGCGTCACGAAATCACGGTCCTGCTCGCAAAGAAGGTGGCAACCACTCATTCGCCCTCCCTCACCTGATCCTCTTTCGTCGGATCGTGCAGAAAACGCGTCGGCGTCCGGCGCTGCCCAGGAGGGACCAGCTCCACCCTGATCTTGAGCTTCACGAGATCGGCTAGCGTCGCGTCCCCGCTGAGCCAAACTTGCTCGCCGTGGCTGTTCACAAACGCGTATTCCTTGTGTTTTCGTTTCATGACAGCAATAAGATGGCATGGGGCGAAGGAAAATCGAGCGGAACTGACGAAATCATGCAGCTGGACGACGAAATCGACCCCGAAATCGACGAAATCAGGGCCCCGACTGACGAAAAGGCGTGTTTCTCATGCCGGATGCGCCTGCCCCCGGGCTCGGTTGGCCAGCACCATTCCCAGGCCAGCCGTAAACAGGCATGTCGTCGTGAAAAGGTCCATGTCCACATCACCTCCTCTCTAGCTTGGTTTTAGGGAAATCGCACGTTTCACTGATTCGTAAAACAATCCCAGAAACAGGATTTTTAGACGATGAGGGGGATTAAAAGACCAGATGGGCGAAAAGGGGGCCCCCGTCGCCTCCTCGCCGCCCAGCCAGACGAAAAGCATGCTTGCCCTGCCCGGCCCGTGCACGCGCCCCTCGTTGTGGCAACGTCAGGCGCAGCGCTCCTCTGGGTTGCATTGCAAGGGCTTAGGCTGCTTGGGCTGCAGCCTGGACAGTCACGGGGTCAGTGTGCGCCCTGATCCCGACGCCGGACAGGCCCGACCTGGCAGTGTGCAGGCGCTTGGGTGGAAGGCTGACGTCGATTGGCTTGGGCGCTGGCTTCATCCGCAGGGCCCGGCGCTCAGCCTCGAGGCGCTGCCAGGCACAGGCAAGCTGAGCCAACTCGCGCTTATCCACCCCCGGCGTTTCGCATGCCTCGAATATAAGGACTTGCATCCTAACCAGTTGCCTCAGCGCTACACAGGGTCTACTCATGCCCGAACCTAGGCTATCGGACCCCCAGTGACAAGCCAGCCATGGGCAATTAAGCCTGGTGACCTGGTGCAGCCCGGCTCTATCGCACTCGCCAAAGTGTCTGGCGTCCTCCTGGTGAGCTCCTGAGCTCTGGCCTGGGTGTCGGGTGCTCCTGCGGGTGTGGCGCGCTCTTGGGCCCTTTATCGTGACCGGCCCCTATTCCCGGCGGCATGCGTCGACCAGGCTATCCCTGAGCGCCTCAGCGAGCTCTACCAGGGTAAGGGTGATGGTGACCGCCAGCCCGGCGGGTAACGCGAAGGCGAACAGGAGCAGGACGACGGCGACCCGCGCGCACCGTCTCACTGGCGGGACCGGCGCTGAGGCTTGGCCGCTAGCGCTTCGGCCCGGGCTGCGGCGTCGACGGCGCGTTGCGCTGGGGTCAGGCATCGATTGTGCCCCCCGATCCGGCCCAGTGCAGCCATGTGGCGCGGATCAGCGCTGACGGCCTGACCTCCCAGCCTGGCAATGGCGCGGCGACGGGCAGGGCTGAGGCATGCCAGGCCCTTGCGCAGTTTGGCGCGGGGTGCTGGCGGTGAAAATGAAACGGCCCGGGACTTTGCAGCCGCCGGGCGTTTGGGTTTGTGTTGAGCCATCCCAGAGCCTAACCCTGAGCGCTCGAATCAGCAATTACTGGCTGAGCCATGGGGACAACATTGGAGCGCTCGCTCAGGACCGGCCCGGCGAGCAGCTGCGCGAACTCCTCACCCAATTCATCGGTGACGACCAGGCGATAGTGATCGATCAGGACTTGCTCGGAATGACCGGCGAGTTTGGACGTCTCGAGCAACCCCAGTTTGGGCAGGGTATAGCTCACAAATGAATGACGACAAACGTCTTTCTTCCAATCCATTCCCGGGCCTTTGAGTCCGGCTGCGGCGACGACGGCGCGCCAAGCGCTGCGGCTCAGCTTCGGCAGCTGGCCCGGTGGGCAAATGTCCATCCAGCTTTCAAGCGCCGGGCTGAAATAGATATTGCGGCGCGCGCCGGTCTTCGATTCGTCCTTGCCCACTTTCAAGTAACGCCTCCCACCGCTGGTCATGTAAGCAGCCGGGCCCAGCCGATTCGTCTCAGCTGGCCTGACGCCCGCAAAGATTAACGTCGCGAAGTGTGCGACAGCTGCAGGACTGTGATCGTGCGCGGCGCGCATCAGGGCTTTAATCTCAGCGATCGTCAGGACGGTAACCTCGCCCACTTCGGCCTCAGGCTTGGTGACGCTGGCCAGCGGATTGCGCGTGCAGTATTCGGCTTTGATGGCCCAGAGAAAGAAACCGTTGATGCGCGTATGAATGTTGGCGGCTGTCGTGCCCGCACAATTGAGCGCTTTGAAATACGCGCGCATCTCAGCGCCGGTCAGGTCGCCGACGTTGCGCGTGTCACGGTCGACAATCAAGCGCTCACAGTCACGCCGGACCTGGTATTTGTGGCTGTCGGACACATCCTTTGCTTCGACAATCGCGACATATTCAGCAACTGCCTCAGCTAAGTTTTTCTGAACTCTGGCGCGGTGAATCAGCCACGCGTCAATTGCCTTCTCAAGTTCAGCGGCTGTTCCCGCTTTGTCCATGGCCCGGCACAGGCGCGCCTTGTCGTCTTCGGTGTAGGCTAACAGCCGCGCATTCCAGCTCTGGCGATTACCATTCATTTGATCAGCGAAAGCCTCAGCTGCAGCCCGATCGTCAAACCGTTTGAACGGCGCACCGGCGAACTGAGGTTGTTGTTGTAGTGGTATGCACACACGAAATTTAGTAACCCCGTGGTGCTTTGTTTTGCAGACATTTACAGGTTTCATGCGGCGGTCATTATGGACAGTTTGCGTGGTCTTGCAAGTCTTTCTTGCAAGTTCTTGGTACTTCTTGACAATTCTCTGCAAACTGAGCAAAGCCCTGATTCTATTGATTCAATCAATGTTTTCAGGGTTTTGAGCAACACAGGGCTTGACGATCACCCCAGGATATAGAAACGCGCGGCAACCCTCAATTGGCGCGGGATTCTGGGACCTGGTCAGTTTTCCGGTCATTATTGCGCGCATTGCCGGACATTATCAGGCCCAGCGCTGGCGGCAATAAGGTTTGACAGCAACCCGCTTGCTGATCAGACTCTGAGCCGCATGAACATAACTGACGGTCTCAATGGCGAGCTCGCCCTAGTGGCTGAGCCGGTAACATCCCCTCCAATCCCGACCCCAGCGCCCAAGCGCCGGACCATTCCGAAAGAATACAAGGTTGTTGCGCTGCGCGATTGCCCGCTCCCAGCGGCAATGGACTTGTGCGACACACCAAACGGCGCGGCTGCTTACTGGCGCGCCCATGTCGTGAAACATCCGGCGTTCAGCCCTGAGGTTGAATGCCTGGTTGTGTTGCTCTTGAACACGCGCAAACGCATCAAAGGGCACGCTCTGGTTGCAACTGGGACAGCGGACACAATGCTCGTTCACCCGCGCGAGATTTTCAGGGCTGCAATCATCGCCGGGGCCAGCGCTCTTGTTTTGATGCACAATCACCCGAGCGGTGAAAGCGTCCCAAGTGAAGCGGACATTAAGGTTACGCGCGACATGATCAGGGCGGGGCAGCTGCTCAAAATCGAAGTTCTCGATCATGTTGTGATTGGCAACGGGCAGCAATCCAGCCTCCGGGAGCTGGGTTACTTCTACTCCTAAGCGGCTATGAGCAAAACCGACTTCCTCGCAACGCTCATTGAAAGCGCTATTTGGTGGCGTGACTACAGCCGCCAGCGCACCTCAGAACCGACCTGGAACCTCCGAACTGAAATTGCCCGCCGACTTATGCGCGAGCGGGCCCTCGAATGGAAAGAGATGAAAGCTGACCTGTCCGACCTTTATTGCACTGACCCTCAACGCGCCTGCCGTCTGGCACTGCGGCGCACCGCCAATGTGCCCTGGCGTGAACGTCTCGAGGCAATCGACAAGCTGCTGGGCTTATGCGGCGTCGAAGCAATCCACGGCGAGTGGCAAAACGGCTATTGGTGCAACATTGTTGCTGCCTACTGCAACACCGGGGACACCTACGCGTTGACGGTCGTGCACGTTCGCGGCGATACCTGGGACGAATCGGGTTGCTTCCTGGTGACAAGCTGGGGCGACTGGCTCGAGCAGAACGAAAGAAAGTTTCGCGTGGAGTAACCCCGTTAAGCCCCTCCAAACGACAATAGATCGACCCTCAGGCCAGCGCTTGAGGGTTTTTTGCTGTCTGGAGGCCCTTAAAATCGCGATTGTGCAAGCTGCTTGCTGATTGACTAAGCCTGGCAGCTATGCCAGTTTTGACGGCTGTATGAGCAACGCACAACCAAACGAAGTCAGGAAGTACCTCGCCGAAATAGGCGCAGTGGGCGGAAGCAAGAGCACTAGGGCCAAGCGGCGGGCATCCGAGAAGAGCTTGGCTGCTGCCAGGATTAAGCGCTGGGCGAAGGTGAAAGGGGCCTGCGTCAGTATCAAAGGAGGCGCAAAGTGAAAGAGTCCCCCGATTCGCGCGGCAATAAATGGCTGACGCTCTGGGTGTGCATCGCCCCGATAATCTGGGGCCTCACCGGACGGCTTGGTATAGTTCGCGAGCACCCTGAGCTCTGGATCTACCTGAGCGTTGCCCTTTACGCGCTCGGCATTTTGGGAATTTGCTGGCTCGCCAACCGGCTCAGTTGCTGATTGCCAGCTAGGAGGAAAGCCGCCAACCGTTAGCCTGCTCAACCCCAAGCATCGCCCCCTCGCCTCCGGCTTGGGGGTTTTCTGTTGTCAGTGCGTAGCGCTCAAGGAAGCACTCCTCGATCATGCGCTCCATCATGTCGGCGTTATTGATCGGGCTGTCCTTGGCCATGTCCGGGATTCGTGCGGCCAGGTCGTGGGCGAGCTGCTGGACGGTCATGGAATTAGGCCGCTGGGGTCATTCAGTGGTGGTATGAATAGCCTCGAGCTTGTAGCCCTTGGCGGTCATCTGCTCCTCGGTCTTGGCCAGAATTTCAGCCAGCATCCTGCCTGGGGGGGCGTCGTGGCCCAGCGCCCAGCAAAGGGCCGTAAAGACGGCGCTCATATTGTCGTAGGTCTCCTCCCTGCTGATTCTCGGGCCTTCCCCGTTTAGGATGGCGTTAAGCAAGTCGTGCGCGCGCTGGATCTCGTCTTGGGTTCTCATAGTTTAAACTCCATTTTGGTCGTGTTCTTGTCTCCGTTCTTCTCGATGTCATCGGCGATTTTGCGCAATACGCCAGGCAAGAAGCTAATGTATTTGGTGTCTGCTGCGGCAATGCTAAAGCCGGTTCCGAGCATGCCATCAAC